ATTGTTACTATTTCAGGAACATCATTAGGAAGTGTAGTCAGATATGACTTCTTTTATGGAACTGGAAGTGGAACAACATCAACAGGAGGATTAGTAGCAGGGTCTATCTCTATAACTTAAAATGCCACAATTATCAATTGGAAATTTAGTTTTAGGAAATAAACCTGCTATTAAAAGTTTTCAGTATGGATATATTAATATGAATGGAGTTTCATCTAATACTGCTACTATAAATGCTGTTGATACAAATAATGCTTTTGTAGTATGGATATTTTCAGACGGTAATGCAGATGATGCAAGGGGTAGTGCGGGAAAGGTAGTTTTAACTAATTCAACAACTGTAACAGCATCAAGAACAACAAGTGAAACACAATTAAATGTTTGGTATAACGTTATAGAATATTATCCTGGTATTATTAAATCAAAACAAATAGTAAGTAGAAATGATTCTGGAACTATTAATATAAGTACTATAAATAAAAATAAAACATTTTGGTACACACAAGGATGTACTACAACAAATACAGGTACTGCAGAAAATGGAATTTGTTATATAACAAATATTACCAGTACTACAGTAACGGCAGCAACAACTTGGGGAAGTACTACTACTATGTATTTTGCAATAGTTGAATTTTATTAAATCATAGTCTTTGTATCCACAAAGTCCTGGTTGAAATAGTGTTAAAACTATATGTTACAAGGAGGTAAGAACGGATGAACATACTCAACCAGTCATATTCATCTGTTGATGGTTTATAGGCCGACTCTCCTATTTTCCGTCAACGGATGTTCATAATAACAAAATGGTAGGAATTAAAATTGAGGTAACAGGATTAAAAGAATGTGTTAATTTTCTTAATCTAAAAAAGAAAGAGATTGAGGAAAGAGCTGATAAACAGATTAATGATAGTGCCAACTTTCTAAGAGATGAAATTAAGGAAAGTGTTGAAGGTCATAGAGCTGAACATAGAAGTGTAGATACAGGAGAGTTTCTTAATTCTATTGAAGTAGTTAAAGAAGGAGAAGGTAAAGTTAATATTAAATCCGACGTACCTCAAAGCGATTTTATGGAATACGGAACATCATTCATATCCGCAAGAAGACATTTTGGTGCTACTATTGATAGAGAAAATAATAAAATTATTAATGATATGCAAGAAGAAATGAATAAAGTTAAATAAATTTAATCTATATAGTATATAATCATAACATTTAAATACTCCATTTACCTTATATTTATATAATAAAATGATAAAAAATAAAATAAACAAAATAGGAAAAATTATATCAGTAATTGGTATAGGACTAATGATTGGTATAGGAACAGTGGGAGCAGTTTGTTCAAGTTACGATAATTATACTTTCATAAATGGTGGAGATGTTTATCCTGCAGACCTTTATAGATTTGAAAATTGGCTTGGAACAAATCCAACTAATTATTTAACTTACGACCTTACTTATATTGCAGGAATACAAAGAGTGGGTGTTGAATATCAAGGATACGAAGATTATGAAGACTTACCTATTAATTCTCCAGGAACTTATAAAATATCATTACATTTAATAACAGAAGATAACGGAAATCATATTTTAGAAATATATCAGGATAATGTTAAAGTTAATCAAATTGCTTTACCTGCAAGTATTTCGTCAAGTGCAAGATTAATGATTATGGATGTTACTAACTCTCAATATTCAAATATTAGAATTTGTGATGATTTAATTGAAGAACAACCTCCAATGGAAGATATAACTCCTCCAAATATTTCTAATCTTACTTTTCCTAAAGCTACAACTTATAAAGCAGATAAAGATTATACATTTGGAGCAATTATTACCGATGAAAATTTAAGTAGTGTAACTTTTAATATAGATAATAAAATACAACCTATTACAAATATAGGTAATGAATTTATATCTATTGTAACAGGATTATCAGTAGGTACACATTCATTCTTTTGGACTGCATCAGATGTTGCTGGAAATACAGTTAAAAGTAATACTAATGTATTAATAATTAATAAAGCACCTTCTGGAGGAGGTAGTGGAGGAGGCGGAGGAAGTCATCATCACGAAACACCAATACCTACACCAACACCTACACCTGAACCAACACCAGTTCCTATTCCAACACCTACACCTATTCATCAATCTACCTTTTTAGAAAAGAATTGGTTATGGTTATCTGCCACAGGATTATCAATTATTGGTGGAATTACAGCATTATTTGCATTAAAACCTAAGAAAAAGAGGAGAAAATAGGTAATCTATATAGTATATATCTAATACGTTTAAATACTACATATACCTTATATTTATATGAATAAAAAAAATATTATTGTTATCAGAGTCTTTAGAAAAGATGCTGATACTTTAGAAAAAATGAAGATTAGTCCTTACGAAGGAATTTGTTTTCCTTTACATAGACTATTGGAAAAAAATAAAGGAGTCAAAAATGAGTCAAAAGGGTCAACAAAAAAGAATAGATAATCTATATCTACATACTAAAAAATGTTCTATTCAACTGAATAATATTTATTCAGAGTTAATTAAATTAAATAAAAAGCTGGATAAAACAAATAACACAATAGAGAAAATTAATATTGTTATGATTATCTATGCTGTTGTGCTTACTGCACTAATAATAATATTTTAAAATGGATATTAATGAATTAAATATTATATTAGAAAGTATACAAAAACATTTAAACAATATAGAAGAAATAGTGAGTTAATATTTATATAAATGAAAGGAGGTGATGATGATATGGTGATGATGAATGAAGAGGATATGAATATTTTTCTTAATAAAAAGGTTTCTATACAAACTATAGACGGACTATTTTTTACTGTTACAATTGATAAAGTTGAAGATGGAAAGATAGCCGGTTTAGATAAGTATGAAGAACCTATAGTTATTATGATTTCAGATATATCAAGATGTTTTGTCGTATCAGGAACTCAACTAAGAAGATGGTAACTATTCCTAAACAATTACAAAATGAAGAATTTAGATTTGTTTTATTAAAAGAGCAATCTAAGATTCCGTTTGAAGAGGAATGGCAGAAGAATGGTTATAAGTTTAATGATGACAGATTGATTACTCATCTTGCAAAAGGTGGTAATTATGGTGTTATTGCTGGTTACGGAAAATTGAGAATACTTGATATTGACGATACTACATTAGGTAATAAGTTTGAAGGTATGGTTAATTCGTTTTCAGTTACAACTGGAAGAGGAGGAAAGCATATTTATTTCTTATCTGATTTAGAAACAGAGAAGAAGAAACTAATATTTATGAATGATTACGGAGAATTAAAAATAGCCGATAGTCAAACTGTTGGTCCTGGATGTGTTCATCCTAATGGAAGTTTATATGTTGTCTCTAATGATGTGGAACTAAAAACACTTGTTAAAGAAGATATAGAAGCTTTGGTTGGAAGATACGTTAAAACTAATAATATGAGTTATAATTCTAATGTCTGTGAAGTAGATGAAAGATATAAAAATTTTCATAAGATAGACCCAGTTCTTTTGTATACTCTAAAAAACAATATGAATGGAGGAAGTAGAAATAATACTTTGTTCAAGAATATGGTTATTGGATTATGTAAAGAAGGATTGACTGCTAAGGAAATTAGAAATATTGGTATTGATGTTATAAAGAATTGTCCTGGAAAGAATATTGGAGAATGGATGGGATGGTATGATAAATGTCAACAAGGAATGTCTGATTTTAATAAGTCGGAATTGAATAGTTGGATTATTGAATATGACCTACCTATTAAACAATATATACTTGAACAGAATATTGAAATAAATACAATTAAATCTGCTCCTATTATATCTATTGATGAAGAAATCGGTGATTATGATGGAAGTGAAAAGAATGTATTTAGAAAACTTGCTAAACAACTTTACGATATAGTTCCATATTACTATGATAAGTCTAAGATATGGTGGATGTGGGATAAAAATGAATATCACTGGTATATTATGGATGAAACTGATATTATAATAACAGCAGATAAGTATTTTAAGAATATGTTTTCAGAAGACTCTAAAACAAAATCAAGAATGCTTGAAGCATTGAAGAAGTATGGAAGAAGTCACGAACCTGCCGCTCCTAAGAAAACTTGGATACAATTTAATAATAAGATTGTAGATATTGAAAGTGGAAATACTTTTGATGCTACACCTAAATATTTTATTGTAAATAGAGTGCCTTGGAATATTGGAAGTAGTGATGATACACCTACAATTGATAGATTGTTTTTGGATTGGGTTGGAACTAAGTATGTTAATACTCTATATGAAATTATAGCGTATTGCTGTCTTGCCGACTTGCCTATTCAAAGATTGTTTTGTTTGATTGGTGAAGGTTCTAATGGAAAGAGTACATTCATTAAGTTAGTTAGTAAGTTTATTGGAAATGATAATGTAAGTGCTACAACACTTCAAAATCTAATTAATTCAGGATTTGGAACTACTTGTTTATATAAGAAATTAGTTACCACTATTACTGAAGTTGAAAAGGTTAATTTGAAACAAACTGGAGTGTTAAAGAGTTTGAGTGGAGGAGATGCAATTAGAATGGAATTTAAAGGTAAGAATGCTTTTACTGAGGATAACTATTCTAAGTTGATATTAGCAAGTAATAAGTTGCCATCAACAAGTGATAATTCAGATGGATTTATGAGAAGATGGTTGATTATAGACTTTCCTAATAGGTTTAGTGAAAAAGCTGATATTTTGAAGAGTATACCTGATGAAGAATACTCTAATCTTGCTTTTAAAGTAGTCGGAATATTAAAGGAATTGTTGAAGAATGGTTCGTTTACTAATGATGGTGAAATTGAAGATAGAAGAACAAAATATATGGAAAAAAGTACTAATTTAAAGGAGTTTATTGAAGAAACATATACTAAATCGGTAAATGAATATATTTTATTTTCAGACTTTTACTATGCTTATGATTGTTATTGTAAGCAAAATGAGTATAAGTTTGAGAGTAAAACTATGGTAGCTTTAATGTTACAATCTTTTGGATATATTCTTGAAGTTAAAGGTATTAAAGATACATATGGGAACAATACAACATCCAAGGTAATCTTCGGATTAACCAAGTTAAACTAAATTTTAATGGTTTTAATGGTTTTAGCTGTTTTTCAGTTGTTTCTCTATATAAGAGAGCAATTAGAAATCGCGTAAAACCATTAAAACCATTAAAATTTACACGCTTTTTTAGCGTATTATTATTATTTTTATTTTAAAAAGAACAAAAAACAGACGATAACTGTATAAAATTATTAAAAATAAATTAAAAAAGGAGAATACAAAAATGGTATTAGTTGAAAGTGGTGTAATTTCACCAGAAAGAGAAGCAGAATGTCCTATAACTTATGTTAGCGGAAATAGCTTTGGAGGAAAGACTTATACAGTTGAACAAAGAATTGAAGACATTGAAATGGCTTTGGCTCTATGTTACTCTGAAGTAGTTGACCATAGTAAGTTAATGGATGTAGCAAGAAGATATACTGAGTATATGCAAATCAAATATAGAAAGTAATTAATATAGCCTAAATGCCGCTTTTTCCGCTGGAAATGCAGGTATTAAGAATTATTTATATAAATTTATATAAACTATATAGAAGGGTTGATATACCTTTATAAATAAACATATCTTTATTACATTGTAAGGTTGGCAGGGTCGCAAATCCAGATACCACACGCTTGGTGGGCTGATGATTACTTGCTGGCTACAAGCACACAGAAAGTCGATGAGAGGTGAATTTAATTCTTAAACTCGCTTGGCCTCAATTCGATTTTCCTTATATTCAAAATGGAAACAAAAATAACAGAAACAAAGAAAAAGAAAGAAGTGAAGTATGACGAAGAGGGTAGAGAGATAATTGCAGAAAACGTAAACTTTACAATAGAAGCATCTATTAATATTATTGAAGAATAATTAAATAGATACTCTAACATATAGATTATAAAATATATATTCAAATGGTAACATATAAAGAAACAGAGGATGAAGAAAATGATTTCGATATTAGTGAATTTGAGGACGAAGATGAAGAAGGAGATGAGGACAAATGACAAGTGGTGTATGGTCGGTAGGAAGTGTGACTGATTTTGTAGGTGCACTAATTGGATGGAGTAATATTCCAGTCGGATTGTCCGGCACAACATTCAGTAATCTTGTGGAACAAGAGATTAACTTTTGTGAGTTATACAAGACTGAAACAATCACATCATCATCAATTCCTGAAAGGTTCCAACCTGTGATATCAGATTTATCCCATAGTAAGATGCTATTAGCAATATTAGCAAATAATGGTGGGGTATCAGACGTTAGTTTAGGAGAATTATCAGTTGGGGAAGGACAAGGTGGATATGTAGAATTAGCAAAACAATTAAGAGAAGACGGATTGAAAAGACTTCACGAATTGCAGAGAACAGTTAGATTTAAAAGGAGTATAGGAGGATAAAAATATGAACGGAACATTACAATATATGGCAATAAGTGGTAATATGTTAGAACTCGGTTCTACAGGCAGTCAAGCAGTATCATTAGTACTATTATGTGGAATAGCAAACGGTTCGGCAGTAGTACCTGTTGCAGTAAGCGGAAATGGATGTCTTATGATATCATCATAATTATAATATGGAAAATAAAATTAAAGACGGAAGAGTATATATTACAGGAGTAGCTGTGCGTGAAGGAGTATCAAGAAATGACAGAAGATATATTGCTAAAGAACTTCTTAAATTCACAGAAACTATGAGAGGTAGACCTATAATGAAAGACCATTCTGCAACTACAGATAATATAATAGGTAAAGTAACAGAAGGAATAACTAATGACGGAGGAAAGACAATTTTATATAAAGGCTGGGTAAAAGGGCAAGACGTTATTGAAAAACTTAGAGATGGAAGATTATCTGAAGTAAGTATTGGAGCATTTAGTAAAAGATTAGTTAGAGACCCTGAAAATGAAAACTATATAATACCAATAGATATGGAAATGATGGAATTATCAGTAACCCCTATACCAGGAGTTAGAGGAACATCTATTACAATGCCTAAGGAAGCAGTAAAATCACCTCAAAATACAGCATTTAAAGCGCCTACAATCAATGATAATAGTGAAAGTAGAGATAATACTCGTATAGAGACAAAGAGTCAGGAATTAAACAATAAAAAGGAGTTTGAATACAACGAAATGGTAGACTATAAGGTAATTGCAGAACTTCAAGCACAAATTGAAGCTCTAAAGAAAAAGAAACAAGTAGTAAATACTAAAGATGTAGAAACAACCGAAGACTTAACAGGATATGTAATAGAACAATCTGAAAGTGGTAGAGGTATGTCATTCTACAAATATTACTAAGGAGAGATAATGGAACAAGAAGAAAAAGAAAAGAAAGAAGATGAATTAAATGTAGAATTTAAGTTAATATCAAGAGAAATGGATAAAGTAGCAGATGTAATTAGTGAAACATTAGCAAATTTAGGAATAGATAATATAGAAAAGATAGAAATAACAAAACTACCAATTATATTTAGTGCATTAAGTAAAAAGATAGAAGAAAAGAATAAGAAGAAAGATTTCACATTTGCAAAGGTAAGACTTAATCCTGCAAACGGATATAAGTTATTATCAGTAAGTCCAGAAGCATCAGACATCAAAGTAGACGACTGGGTTTGCATAACAAAGGTAAACGGATTGGATGAAAATACAAATGTTCCTAAACTATTAAAAGAGTTAGAAGTAGTAGAAAACCAACCTCTAATACCGCCATACGACGAACAAACAAAGCTAAAGGAAGCAGGATATAAGATGTCAGAAAATGGTCATTATATGTCAAGTAGTATAAAAATTAAAGATTTAGATAAATATTTAGAAAAAGTAAATAAAAGATTAGAAGAAAGTGAGGCAGAAGAAACAATGGAGTACTTCCTTGCTAAATTTAAAAGAAAACCAACAATTAATACTCACTCTGATAGTAATATATCAGACGAAGAAATAAATAAAATAGGAGAGTTAAATTAAATGGAAACAAATAAACAAGTCTTAGAGATTGTTAGAAAGGCAATTCTTGATATTGATGCAATCAAACCATCAAGAGACGGTCAAAGTATGACAGACGAAGACTTAAAATATAAGCAAGTAGATTATGCACTTAATGAAGCATTTATTGCCGCACAAGTATTGGCAAATGTGCCTGACTATTTAAGAGCACAATCAAAATATTAATTAAAAGGAGAAAGATAATGGAATATAACGAAAAACTTGAAGCACAAGCTAAAAAGTTAATCGAAGAAAATTACATCTATGATAATGGATGTTTTTTCAAGGTTGACAATGAAGCAGAAGCAAAAGCACTTAGAGAACAAATAGCTCAAAGAAAAAGAAAACTAAACACTTAAACTTCATTATCTTAGATTATAATGAAAAAACAGATGATGAAACCTAAATCCAGCACGGAGATAGAAATGTTACAAAAGGCGAATGATTTATTAAGACACCAAGTAGAATTACTTGAAAGTATTAAAGGTCAACAAGAAGAAAGAATAAAAAATTTCGAATTTAAATTAGAAAATGTTCAAAAAGCATTATCTACAAACATATTAGAAAATACAAAAAAAGAGGAAAACTCTTCTAATTATAGAGTCAGTTACATAGGTTAAAATGATAACATCGGCAACATTTATTGAAAATATAGTATTATTCATTAGAGATAAACTTAGAGACCAAATAACAGACCCAATTAGTAGGGCAGGAAATGGAACTTCTTTTGTATTTACAAGTTATCCAAAAGTGGAAGTACAATACCCAATTATAACAGTTAAACAATTAAATTTACAAACAAGAAAACTTGGTATGTCATCAGAAACACATTTCGCAACAATAGGTTTAGAAGTAAGAATATGGGCAAGGAACAGTAAAGAGTGCGACGAACTAAGTAGTGATGTAATAGATGCTTTAAGAACAGCAGAATACGGAAGTGGTGGAACAAATGTTGAAGGTATTAATGGCTTTCAAATAACATCAATGGTTCCATTGGTAGAATTGTCGGGAGACAATTCAATTCATAGTAAAATATTAGGGGTAAAATATTCGGCAATATTAAGTTAAAATGAAATTTATAATTTTAAATAAACAAGGAGGTTTTAAACAATAAATGGCACTATATATAGCAGACGATAACAAATGTTTGTTTATGTTTGAAAGTGGAACTTATGCTAATACATCAGGTACATCAGGATGTTGGATTGGACTTGTAAGTAATCATTCACCAAAGGATGAAGAAACAGTTATTCAACTAAGATATACAGGAACAGCAAGTAGAGGTGTAGGACAAATGCTTAATACTATAAAGAACTATGGTGGAACAATTACTTATAATCCACAAGATATGAGAATGTTAAGTTTCGCATTAGGTTCAGTAGTTGATGCGGGAAGTCCAAGTCCTTATACACACGTAATAAGTGAGGTTAATAGCAACAACGTATATCCATATACATCAGGAACTGGTAGAAATCAAAACTTTGCTTCATTCACTATCGTAGATAGTAAGAAAGGAGTAAGTGATGGTGAATATCAAGTTAGAAAGTATTTAGGATGTGTGGTAGATAGTTTATCTATGACTATTGCTCAAGGAGAACCAGTAGAATGTGAGTTGAATTACTTTGCTCAAAGTCTAACATTAGGAAGTAAGTCAACAGACTCACCTAATACATTAGATGAAGATACAAGTAGACCGTATCTATGGAGTGATGTTAAATTTCATAAACCATCTGGAACAGTAGTTGATGAAGTAAGTGAAATATCATTTACAATAAACAATAACTTAGACAGAAGACATTATGATAATGGCAGTAAGGTTGTAAATAACTTAACACCATTAGCAAGAGATTATGAAGTAACATTAACAATGGATGCAAATTCAAGTGATGCTATGGGTCTTTACGAAGACAATTGGCAATCAGGAACTACATTTAATTCAATGTTAGAAATGAGTATTTCAGCAGGAAGTGAAGATGCTTTCATAATAATGTCTGGATGTAAGATTACATCATTCGAATCACCATCACCAAATGAAGGTGTGAATGAATATAATATTACCTTCGTTCCAGCAAATGTTATCATAAACAGCAACGATTTAATTCAAAAATACACACCCTGGTAAATTACTATAGTGTATTAGAGAAAAATGAGAGTTAAAGTAAATACAATAAATTATAGAAAGTTTAAAACAATACTTAGAAGTATAGAAATGATTAATAAATATAACGGAGGAAATAGAATATGATAGGAAGAGAAATGCATAAAGCAAAATGTTCAGATTGTAAACAAGATTGTGAAGTACCATTCGTACCAGCAGCAGACAGACCAGTTTACTGCAGAGAATGTATGAATAAAAGGCAACACAAACAAAGTAGAT